CGGCATGCAGAAAACATTGCCAAGGGCAAGATGAGCGCAGCGTACTGGTCAGACAAGGTTAAGTGGTAAATCATGCAAATTCCAATTTTGAATGGCATCTACGCAGACGCAACGCCAGAGCTGCGCACTTCTTACCCAGTTAATTTGGTTCCAGTGCCAAAGAAATCAAATATCAGTAACGGATTTCTGCGCCCTGGCGATGGCATAGTGGCCAATGGATCAGGACCAGGCATTGATCGCGGCGGCATCAACTGGAATGGCATCTGTTACCGCGTTATGGGAACTAAGCTAGTAACAGTGGCCAGCAATGGAACTTTAACCACGCTTGGCGACGTTGGCGGCCCCGTTAATACACTGGTGACGTTTGACTACAGCTTTGACCGCCTAGCCATTGCCAGTGGCGGCAGGCTTTATTATTGGAATGGCGTACTCACGCAAGTCACCGATCCGGATCTCGGATTAGTGCTCGATGTCGTTTGGGTGGACGGTTACTTCATGACGACCGACGGAACTAGTTTGGTAGTCACTGAGCTGGCCGATCCGCTGGCCGTCAACCCGCTGAAATATGGCAGCTCAGAAGTCGACCCCGATCCAGTGGTGGCTTTACTAAAGCTGCGCAACGAGGTTTACGCACTAAATCGAAATACTATTGAGGTATTCGATAACGTCGGCGGTGACTTTTTCCCATTCCAGCGCATTGATGGAGCGCAAATTCAAAAGGGCGTGATTGGCACTTTCGGCTGTTGTGTATTCGTCGAGACAATTGCGTTTCTTGGCAGTGGCCGCAACGAAGCGCCGGGCATCTATATCGGAGCCAATGCATCTGCAAGCAAACTCAGCACGCAGGAAATTGACCAGCTTTTGATGAACTACACAGAGGTGCAGTTAGCCACCGTGAAGCTCGAAGCACGCAACGACAAATCGCATCAGCATCTTTATGTGCATTTGCCAGACCGCACCATCGTTTATGATGCTGCCGCTTCCGAAGCATTAGGCGAACAAGTGTGGTTTACTTTAACCACCACAGTGATAGGATTTTCACAGTATCGCGCACGCAATCTAGTCTGGGCTTATGACAAATGGCTAGTTGGCGATCCGCAGTCCAGCAACATCGGCTATCTAGTGCAGGACATTGGCACGCACTGGGGAGAAATAGTGCGATGGGAATTTGGCACGCTGATCGTTTACAACGAAGGAAACGGCGCAATTTTTAACCGCCTTGAGCTGGTCGCACTGACCGGTAGCGTCGCGCTTGGCATCAATCCGCAAATCAGCACCAGCTACAGCTTGGACGGCCTTGCATGGAGTCAGGATCGTAGCATTACAGTCGGCACTATCGGCAACACTGCAAAGCGTCTGGCATGGTTCCAGCAAGGGCATATGCGCAACTGGCGCATTCAGCGATTCCGTGGTGACAGTCAGGCGCACTTGTCGTTCGCTCGACTTGAAGCGCAAATCGAGCCATTGGCATATTAATCATGGCCATACAAAAGCTCAGCTTAACCCGCGATCAATTCGCTTCTTTTCTCAAAGACTTTGAGCAAATAAAGCAATTCGAGAAATTGTTTCAGATTGTCGATGAGGTTGCGCCATCATCCGACACAACGGGGATTAGCATTCAGGCCGGCAATGCCGACGCATCAGCAAACGAAGCGCTGGCGCAATTACAGCGCATGAATGATGTGCTCGCATTGATTGCAAGCGCGCCAGCCATCGAGAACAATAACTCTACCATTACCGATTACATTGATCTGAACAATGCCGCGCCACGCACAATGCGCACCGGCAGGCTTGCATGGAATGACGTTGATCAAACGGTTGATCTCGGCATGGAGTACGACGTTACGCAGCAAATAGGGCAGGAAACTTATGCTCGCGTCGGCAATACAACTGGCATCACTATTCCAGATGGATCGGTCGTCGGATTTGCAGGCGCAACGCCAAACGCGCTATTGGTCGCGCCATATCTAGCAGACGGAAGCCAGCCAAGCCTTTATGCGCTTGGCGTGATGACGCATGACTTGCCAGATAGCGGTGAAAAAGGGTATTGCACCGTATGGGGATTTGTGCGCGACTTGGATACCAGCGCGTTTACTGCGGGAGATATTCTTTATGCGTCGCCGACAATAGCTGGCGCACTAACAAACATAAAGCCGACAGCGCCTAGCAATGTAATTCCAATGGCGGCGTGCATTGTGTCAGATGCAACCGTCGGCGTGATTTTCGTTCGGCCAACCATTACGCAAATGCAGTACTACGGCATTTTCGCAATCACCATTGATTACACTCCGGCAGTCATTAACACAGCCTACGCACTGCTATTTGATACCACGCGACTATCTAACGGTGTCGTCATTGGCACGCCGACATCGAGGCTTGTTGTTCCGCAGTCTGGTCTGTATCAGTTTAATGCAACCATACAACTTATCAGCTCGTCGGCGATTAACAAAAACGTATGGGTATGGTTTAGAGCAAACGGAGTAGATATTCCTAATTCTGCAAGGATTGTTACCGTCAGCGTCAATAACGCCTACACGCCCGTAAGCCTGAACGAAGCAGTTTCTCTGGCCGCAAACGGATATGTTGAGCTGATGTTTGCATCAGACAGTGTTAACGTAACGATTGATAATGTACCGGCTACAGCATTCGCTCCAGCGGCGCCTAGCGTAGTGATAGAAGTTACTCAAGTTCAACAGTAAGGATCAACCATGGCCGTCACCGTTAAAGTTTTGATTCCATCAAAACAAGCCGAAGCATCGCAGACCACGCAATACACTGCGTTAAATTGCAAAACCATTATCGATAAATTTACTGCGACGAATACAACCGCAAGCAATGCGACGCTATCGGTTAACATCATCACGGCCGGTGGAGCCGCAGGCGTGAGCAATTTGATTCTGGATGAGCGAACAATTGCGCCAGGCGAAAGCTACACTTGCCCAGAGCTAGTCGGCCAGTCATTGGAGCCATCCGGCTTTATTTCCACTTTAGCCGGCACAGCCAGCGCTTTGACAATCCGCGCATCAGGCCGCGAAATTACTTAAAGGAGTTTGCCATGAAAGAATTTGCAGTTTTTCCAAAAGGTTTTTCCGGCCTGCCAATGGAGGAAGAATTTATCACCGCCTCCGAAAATAAGAAAAACACTAAAACCGTCATTGATGACTGGATGCTCGGCCCTGAGAATCCAAGCAACGAGCCAACAGCGAACAAGGTTTACTGGGTAGCGCTCGGTGAAGCCATGCAGGTAGATGAGAAAGAAGCCCGTCGTCGTCGCTGCTCAAACTGCGAATACTACGACAACAGCACCATGATACAAGCCAAGATGGAGCGTATCCCGCGCAATGATTGGGACACCGACGCAGGCTTTCGTGGTTACTGCAATAAATTTGACTTTATCTGTCACGATCTGCGTTCCTGCCAAGCATGGGAAGAACGCGAATACGAAATGGATTGACCAAATGCTGAAATGTGGGAAAATAGTCACCGCTGAGCCGTTCGAGCACCCAGCAGCTCACAAGCCCCTGCACAGGAGTTTTTGATGAGTCATGTTGCGGTTCAGAATGTTAACGATGGCGTGCCAGTAGACCATCTGCCGGTCTATCAATTGGAGGCAGAGCTGCTTAAGCTGCCACAGGTTGATTTGCCAATCGATCACGCATTCTGTGCCGGCCTCTACGCTCGGACCATGCACATCCCAGCAGGCACCGTCCTGACTGGCGCAGTTCATCGCGAGGAATCGTTCTTTCTAGTGCGCAAAGGCGATCTGATCGTCAGCACAGATGACGGTCCAAAGCGTTTAGGCGCTGGCGATATGAGCATATCCAAGATCGGAACTAAGCGCGCCGGCATTGCTTTGACTGACGTTGAAGTAACTACATTCCACGCAAATCCATCAAACGAGCAAGACCCGCAGGCATTGTGGGACATGTTTACCATTCCAGCGCCAGCACCGGCTATAGATGCCGACAACATCGCGCAATTGGAGGAATCAAAATGACATTCGGACTATCAGCAGCAGCTTTATCGGCTGTGGCCGTTGGAGGCGCAACTCTTGTTTCCGGCTACATGGCGGGAGAAGCGGCAGAGGACGCAGCAAACATTCAAGCAGGATCTGCGCAAGCAGGCATTGCAGAGCAGCGCCGGCAATTTGAGGCAGCCCGCGAATTGCTCAAGCCTTACACAGAAGCAGGCGTGCCAGCACTCGAAGCGCAGCAAGCGTTGATTGGTCTGCAAGGGCCAGAGGCTGAGCGTGCGGCTATTCAACGCATTCAAGGCGGCGAAACATTCCAAGCGCTTACCAGACAAGGCGAAAACGCTTTGCTACAGCAAGCATCAGCGACTGGCGGCCTGCGAGGTGGCAACATTCAAGGCGCACTTGCTCAGTTTCGGCCTCAACTGCTTTCCAGTTTGATCGAGCAACAATATGGGCGGCTAGGCGGCATGACAACACTAGGCCAGCAATCAGCGGCCGGTGTCGGCTC